ACTCGAATCACAGCTATCCAACAACACTCGCACACAGGAGCAGCTGAAAGCCGAAATCGAGCAAATCAAATCAGACAAGCAGAAGGAAATTGAAGCCAAGCAACGTGAGATTGAAGCTAAGCAGCAAGAGATCAACACAAAGCAACAGGAAGCCGATAGCTTACGCCAACAGTTGAACGCGGTGCAAAACGACAAGGAACAGCTCGAACAGCGTGTGAGCGAGTTACGGCAGTATACGGATCAAAAAGTAGGGGAGTTGGGGAAATGAGCGGATATAAAGTAAAAGAAACTATGGTTAAGTTTTCGGACTTATCAACTATCATATCTGGTTTGTATTTTGGCGGTGAAGAAGATTTAAGCAACACGGAGGACTTGATTGACTTTTTGGAAAGCAAGGAGGATGAAGTAGCTGTAATTCGTTCTTTCGTTCCAGAAGAGGAGAGTGAATAAAAAATGAAAATAACTATCACGATTGAAACCAATAAATCTACAACATCCTACACAGTCAACACAACTGAAGAAGCAATGCAGATATTGGGAAGGAAGAGACAACCATGAAAAAAATCTACTGGCTTAGACGTACCGCAGCGTTGCTAATCGCATTCGGACTAGGCTTGCTGATTGGGAACAAAGCAATCCCTACATGGCTAGTAATCACATACGCATCAAGCATTATGCTATGGCTCATGCTATATGACGAAGCGGTGTTTGAACGGAGGGCTAACAATGCTAGATAGTGCGATTATCAAATACAGTTGCAGGCTGATGAATCGGCGGATGAAAATTGGATATGGTGCGATATACCAGCACAGAAAGCTGACAGCTGCAGAACAAGCGGAGCTGGAATGGATCGGCATCCGGATGCAGTTGGTGAGGGAAGTGCAGATTATGAAAAGGGAGAGAGAAATTGCCGTATAAAAAATGCCTACACCAGCTGGAACTGATGTAAGCACAAAACAATAAACCTAAGTTAAGGAGAGTGTAACAAGATGAACGAAAAAATTCAAGAGTTAGCTAAGCAATTGCAAGAGGAATGTCGAAGTGAAGGGGTATCTCTTTTATGTTCAATACAAAAAGAAGGAAGTGCAAAGATGCTGGTCAATGGCAATCTTCCAGAAATTGGGTTGCTATTAGCTTTGCAGGAACGAAATCTAAATAATCAAATTCCAATAAATGTTGGAATCTTACGAGAAGTGGCAGATCTTTCTTTAAAAGAAGTAGATATCGAAGACAAAAAGAATTCTGGACATACTTTTGTAGTAGACGATCCAAAGGACATACCCGAAATCCTGAAAAGTATCATACGAGGTGATTATGTATGAGTGTGAAAATTAACAAGCTAGAAATCGAAAATGTTAAACGGGTCAAGGCAGTTAAGATTGAGCCGAATGCAAATGGTTTAACTATTGTCGGCGGCAACAATAACCAGGGGAAAACAAGCGTGATCGATGCAATCGCATGGGGATTAGGTGGCAACAAGTATAAACCTAGCCAAGCACATCGTGAAGGATCCGTAACGCCACCGCACTTACAGATTGTTATGAACAACGGACTGATTGTTGAGCGTAAGGGGAAGAATTCGGATTTGAAGGTTATTGACCCAAATGGTGAGAAGGCTGGTCAGAACTTATTGAATAGCTTTGTCGAAGAGTTGGCCATTGATTTACCAAAATTTATGGATTCAACGAGTAAGGAAAAAGCAAATATCCTCCTGCAAATTATTGGCGTTGGCGACCAGTTATTTGAACTAGAACGTAAGGAACAAGAAATCTACAACCGGCGGCACACGATTGGACAAATTGCTGATCAAAAGAAAAAGTTTGCTGCAGAACAACCATACTTTCCAGAGGCACCAAAGGAGCCAATTGCGGTTGCTGACTTAGTTTCCGAGCAACAAGAGATCCTCGCTAGGAATGGCGAGAATCAACAAAAGCGAAATCAAGTCAATCAAATCTCTTTTCAGTTGGAACAATCGAGATCAAATATCCAAGCAATAAAAACGAGGATTGAGGAACTTCAAGCACAGCTACAAAAGGAACAAGTTGAATTCGATAGATTATCAGAGGATTTTGCTACAGCACAAAAGACTGCTGAAAACTTACAAGATGAATCGACACAAGAACTCCAACAAAATATTGCTGAAGTCGACGAGATTAATCGACGTGTCCGGGCAAATCTGGATAAAGACAAAGCCGAAGAAGATGCCAATGAATACAAGAATCAGTACGACACATTGTCCAATGACATCAATTCTATTCGTGAAGAAAAGGCTGCTCTCCTATCGAATGCACAATTGCCGTTACCTGGTCTATCAGTTTCAGATGGCGAATTGATTTACAACGGTCAAAAGTGGGATAACATGTCCGGATCTGATCAATTGAAAGTATCGACGGCAATCGTTCGGAAATTAAAACCTGATTGCGGCTTCATCCTATTGGATAAGCTGGAACAGATGGATATGGTTACTCTGAATGAATTTGGTCAATGGCTGGAACAAGAAGGTTTGCAAGCAATAGCAACACGCGTTTCAATAGGCGACGAGTGCGAGATCATTATTGAAGATGGTTACGTGACTGAAAACAGATTATTACCATCTGAGGGCGGACCTACACCTCAGCAATCACCACAACAACCTAAATGGAAGGAAGGAGAATTTTAATGAATATCACCAAAGGAGTTATTGCCAAAGCACAAAAGGTCGTGATCTACGGACCAGAAGGTATTGGTAAAACATCTATCGCTTCACAATTCCCAAATCCAGTATTTATTGATACCGAGGGAAGCACGAACAATATGGACGTGGCCAGAATGGACAAACCTTCGAGTTGGTCAATTCTAATGCAACAAATTGATTTTGTGAAGCAAACAATGCCATGCCAAACCATAGTAATCGATACAGTGGACTGGGCAGAACGGCTATGTATTGATTTCATTGTTGCCGCTGGAAATAAAACGAGCATCACGCAATTTGGATATGGTGAAGGATTCATCAAATTAGAAGAAGAGTATGGACGATTTTTGAACAAGCTATCTGATGTCGCCGAAATGGGAATCAACATTGTTTTGACTGCACATGCGAAAATTGTGAAGTTTGAACAACCAGATGAAATGGGCGCATATGATCGCTGGGAATTGAAACTAGGAAATAAGACAACTGCAAAAACTTCATCACTCACGAAAGAATGGGCAGACATGGTTTTGTTCTGCAATTACAAAACATTATCTGTAGCAGCCGATGAAAAGGGAAAAAAATTCAAAGGCCAAGGCGGTAAGCGAGTAATGTATACAACTCACCATCCGGCATGGGATGCCAAGAATCGATTTGGCTTACCAGATGAATTAGATATGACCTTTAGTGGCATTGCACACATTTTTGCACCTAAGCAAGCAGCACAGCCGATAGAACAGCCAGCACCTACAAATACACCAGTAGCTACTGAAATGCCTGTAAACAAGCCAGAACCGGTACAAGAAACACAACCGACAACTGTAGAACCTACTTTCGAACGTGAAGCGGCAGATTACACAGGTATTCCACAAAACTTAGTTGATCTAATGAAAGCCAACAACGTTCTGCCAGCTGAAATCATGGCTGCTACTGAATCAAAAGGATATTACCCAACAGGTACACCGATTCAAAATTATGATCCTGGTTACATCGACGGCGTATTGGTCGCTGCATGGCCGCAAGTATTTACAATGATTCAAGAAATTCGAAAACAACAAAAATTTTAGGAGGAACTATCAATGACACAACAATTTCAACAAGATCGGGAATTAGGATGGGGTGACACCATTGTCCAAGACAGCGAAGGCGGTATTGTATTAGCACCAGGCGATTATATTTTTGAAGTCGTTAAGTTTGAACGAGCTCGCTACACACCAAAAAGCGGTGATTCTAAATTGCCAGCATGTAATATGGCCAAAATTGAATTGAAAATTGATTCTCCACAAGGGACAGCAACTGTGTTCAACAACTTGTATCTGCATACGTCAACAGAAGGTTTATTGTCAGCATTCTTCGCTTCGATCGGCCAAAAGAAAAAAGATGCCCCATTGCAAATG